ATCATTATATCCAGGTGAAGCAATTTGCTTTTCTCTTGGAGTTTGTGCTGGATCTTTTCCAGGTATTCTTTGCCTTTTGTTGTAGTATTGAAGTCCACCACCGACTGTCTTGGCTTCAAATTCACCAGTTGCCCTATTATACCAACCACCATGCCCATCACCAACAAGACCTAATCTTTTTGCTTGCTGAGATGCAGCGGTTGCCTCTGTAATAAATGTTGAAAATAATTTCATTACTTTATATGAGTATTCTTCTACACATAATATAAAGTATTTAGTATTATGGAGATAAGGAGACTCGAACTCCTGACTCCCTGCGTGCAAAGCAGGTGCTCTACCAACTGAGCTATATCCCCAGAAAAAAGAATTATATTACCTAATTGGCATTAAGTCGAATAATTCTGGATGGAGTTTTCCATACTTTCTCATGATTTCCCCTGCTTTTGCATTAGCAAAATTTTCTTCAGGACTTCCCGCATGAGATTTTATCGTTCCCTTTTCCAAAAGTTGTTTATAATGAATAACTTCATGAGAAAGAGTTCTTAAAATATCTACTGGATGGCGATTAATAACACTAAGATAGATGATTTTATCTTCAGTTATAAAACCAAAAGCATAAACTTTTTTAGCAAAATCTGCATCGTCAATCAGTATGATTGGAATATCAAATGTAATTCTGAGTTCCCTTTTTAAAAAAATTAAAAATGTTTTTAAAATAGAATCAAATTGTATTTTTGTAGTTGGTCTACCTTTTCTTTTCCCAATCAAAGACATTTTTTAAAATATTTATTCTTGATTAACTATTTGCTCAATTTTGGCATCAATATCATAAATTACGTTACGAATATCAGAGATGCGTGGGGGAACGTTTCCCTCATTATAAGTATATCCTAATTGCGATTCAAATAAAACTTGACGAACTGCGGCAGCGCAGCGAACATCCATTTTAATCGTTACTTGTTTTTCTTTGGTCATCGGTCGTCAGCAGCACGGTTTTCGGAGAAGTAAACATCAAAAGCACCCTCAGGATAACGCTTCAGAAGTTTTTGAACATTACGTGCAACTACATCATCAATAGTCACATCAAGTGCCATACACGCCTGAGCAACATACCACATAATATCACCCAATTCAATAATCAGATGCTCACGATTATCTTCATTATAGGGTTTACCCTGGAAGATCATTTTTTTAACAATCTCCATAAACTCACCACCTTCAGCATTAATACCAACAGAGGCAGTCAGAAGACGTTCAATATTTGCTCCCTTTTCATCAAGGGCAACCAAACGGTCAGAAAGAGCAAGAAAGTCTTTAGATGCATCAGAAGTTACGGCATCTACAAACTCTGCATACTTATCAAAATTAACGTGTTTAGCAGTTTCCATTAAAATTTAAATCCTTCAAACGACTTTTTAGGTTTTTTGTCTTCATTATCATTATACTCTTCATCTTGCCCACTGTCAAGTATGTCATTCTGGGCAGTCTGCTCACAATCATAAAGACGCATTTTGGCACGGTCAATACCTACAATAAAACGCTTGTAGATAGTTGGATCATTATAACGATTCTTCAATTGCTTCACCATAATTTGACCGAGTTGCTCTAACTCTTCCGTGCTAATAAGAGCAAACATAAGATCAGCAGTAGCAGGGAGACCAAAACTTTCAGAAGTATCAGTAAGTTCAACATCAGAGTTACCATATCCACTACGAGTAGTTTGTGTGGCAGAGACGATAGGAACATTAAATTCCACTGCCAATCCACGAAGTTCTTCTGCGATTGCCTTAATGTAAGAGTAAGAATTCACAGAAAGATTAGACTTATACCTACTAGAAGCACAAATATTCAGATAATCAATAAAAATAATATCTGGTTTAAATGACTTTTTCAAAGAAAGTTCATTAAGAAGTGATTTGAAATGTCCACTATGTGCAGATGCAGTAGGATACTCTTTGATAATTAAAGTTCCTTGAGTTTTCTTTGCTAAATTAGTAACTTTAGTTTCAAACATTTGGCGAGGAAGTTCTACTAACTGCTGAATAGGAACGTTCAAAAGATTTGCATCAATACGTTCAGCAATTTTCTCCTCTGCCATCTCCAGTGTAATGTAAAGTACATTACGTCCGTCAAGGACACAGGAGCTAGCCATATGACACATGAAAAGAGACTTACCAACACCTGTCCCAGCAAGAGCGATGTTAAGAGTCTTATTAGGAAGACCACCTTTCGTAATTTTATTAAAATATTCCAAATCAAAGGGAATACGATTTTCTTTTCTGTGATATGACTCATATCGATCTTCATAATCTTGTAAGTAATCATGTCCAATATGATTATCAAATGAAATTGCTAGAGCATTAGAAAGAATGCTGGGAATCGCATCACGATTCTTCTTTTCATCATTACCATCTGCAATATGAATTGACTCCATAAGTGCCAAATAGATGGCACGATCGCGGCACCACTTTTCAGTTGTATCAAGTAACCACTGATTTTCTACAGGAGAATCATTTAGAGACTTATTGATTTCTCTAATTTCTTTTATTTGATCCTCTGTTAAATCTGTGCGATTTTCTACTTCAATATTAAGTGCTTCAAGTGTGATTGCTGAACCATATTTGACAATGAACTGAACAATCTCTTGAAAAATGACCTTTTCGGATGTGCTTTCAAAATAATCTGGTTGTATGAAAGGAATGACTTTGCGCGAATAATCTTCATTGTATATTAAGTTTCTGAGAATCGTGGTCTCAATTCGTTCCATAAGAGAATTGTTGTTTCGCGGCAGCATCAAGTTGCTGCATTACTTCTTCGGTAAAATACTGGTCTGGATTTCTTAAAATTTCCTTTCCATAAATTTTCTTACCATTAATTTCATATCGCCCTGCTACATTTTTCCACATTCCTGCTTCCTCACCCAACTCAAGTAAACCATAATATCTGTCAAGTCCTCGTTCATCATAATATAAACGAACTTCAACTTCTTGATTTTCTTTGCTTAAACGCGATTTAGCAGTTTTTGCTTTAATAATGTTCCCAACAATTTCTGTTCCATCTTTTTCTTTTTTCTTTGAAAGATAGACTATACTAGAAGCAGCATATTTAAGTCCACTACCACCACCCATTTCTTTTGTAGGTACATAAGCACCGATGACATCGTAGGTATGATTAGTTACAATCATTGGAATTTTTGCTTGACCAAGTTTTAAAGTGAGCATTCGGAATGCACCCTTCACAAGTTGTGATTTAGTCATGTCACGAACTTGTTTATCATTTAGTGCATCAGTAATTTCTTTCTCCGTAGAAAGCATTCCCAAAGAATCTAGCACAAACATGCAAGGTTTCCGTTCTTCTTCAGGTTTTTTTAGATAAAGATCTACTGCTTTGAGTGCTTTTCCACGAAACTCTTCAACAGTAACAACATTGACAACCACAAGACGAGAAGTATCAATTCCACGCGATTCTACAAGAGATTTAGTGATAGCAGCCTCAGTGTCAAAGTAGAGACAGTAACCATCGGGATGAGTATCAAGAAAATTCTTAACCACGGCGAGAGAGAAAAAAGTCTTTCCAGTAGAAGACTCTCCAGCAATAGCAGTAATCTTATTCCCAGATACACCCCCAAATATGCTACCTGAAACCAGTGCATTAAAAATGTATGAACCCGTATCAACATAAGTTTCTGTTTCGTCAATATCTGAAGCAAGAGAAGCATATTCTCCTCCCACCTCTTTAATTATATCTTTAAGAAAGTCCATTTTTAGTATTCCTTTGAAATTTAAACGACCATAGTTTTGCGTACAAATCTTTATGCTTATCTTTATTCTTCTCCAACAATTCCATAATAACAATTAAATCTCTATCTGTTATTGGCAATGTTATCATGCAGCCATCCCATACTCTTCACGAAGTATTTTTTTATAAGGTAAACCTTGTTCTCTAAGTTCTTTTACAAGTTTAAGTTTTTGATATAATGCTACATCTCCACCCAAAGTAAGAGACTTTACAATTGTATTCAATTCTTCATCGTTAATAGGCAGATCCATTAGGCAAAAAATGACTCAAGGTTTACAGTTTTTTCCATATTCCATCCAATCACATCTAGAATAGATTTGAGTGGATCTATGAAACTCTTCTCAAATTGTAGTTCATAATCAATGTATTTGTCAAGACCAAGTTCTTTTGGAAACTCTTGAATAAATGAAATTATATTCTCTTGAATAATATTTGGTTTTTTTAAATAAACAAATTTTACTTTCTCACCATTACCAATTAATGAATACTTATTAGTAAGTTTTTTCTCCTTTATATAATAATTAAAAAGTAATGCTCCACGAATGTGAATTGGTGTTTTGGGAGCATAAATGCTGGAAGAAGAATGATATTTGCGAACATCAGATGCTGTTCTTGGAAAGGCAATTTGTTCTGGAGGAAGTCTTTTAAATTCTTCACGACACTTATCAATAAAATTAATTACTTCCTCTTCAGTACCATTCATCATCAGTTTGAGACCATCCTTAATCATCTTACGACAAGGTGCAGGCGTAGAAGATTTAACTGCTTCAATTCCCATCATTTTCAGTTTAGGTTCTTCATAACGAACACCTTCACTGTCCCATACATTGAGAATGTATCGTTTCTTGGCAGTCCAAATTCCACGCTCGGCAATGTTCTCACGCTTCATTTGCATCTTCTGGTCATAAGCATTCACATACTCAGCCAGTTCTTGGTAGCAACCTTCAATATACTTCTCAAGTTCCATCTTACAGACCTTATCAAGGAACGAAACAATGCTTTGAGTAGTTTTCTCTCTTCCTTTGTATACACGGTCAACCAAAGGACCCATATTAAGATAAACAGAATCAGTATCAGAAGCAATAACATAATCTACATCCTGTGTTTTAAGAAGTTTATTTAAGTATTGATTGAGTTTATTTTCAATCCAACGAATTGCAACTTGTCCAGAAAGTGTGATTGCCTCAGCGTTTGCTAATTTGTAGTAACGAAAATACTGATTACCGATGGCACCATAAGCAGAATTGAGTTGAATTTTTCTTGCCATTTGAATATTATTGCAACGGGCAATTTCCTTTTCCAACTCTTTAGTTTTTTTCTTCTCATATTCTTGCTTTGCCGCAAGCATCTTTTTCTTGTAGATAGTACGATCTTTATATA